GCTATTTTTATAGGTATGGTAGAAAATTTACAATCTATTAATAAAACTGGTATAGATTGGGAAACAATTTGTGATGTTACATTAGCTTCTGCAGCCTATTGTTTCTTTAAGAGTGGTGGCTCAGCAGATGAATTTGTTGAAAAACTTACAACAGTTAATATTGCACCAGATAATATAGATATAAATTAGGAGGAAAATATGGAAAAATTAAAAGACATTCTTAACTATGTTAAGGATCATCAGTGGGATTACGTTGATGCTGCATTAGGCGGTATTATCGGATTACTTTTATTCATCATTATAGTGAGTTAGAATCATGCAAAGAAGTCAAATATTAGCTATGGAAAGGGAAGTTAAAAAACCTGCTCCTAAAAAAACAGAAAAAACTTCCGAAAAAAAGAAAACAACCAAAAAAGGTTAAATAATGGATAAGTTAGAATTTAATGCTTTAGTGCGTAATGAGATTGAAAACGCATTAGGGTATTATGACTCAGAATATGGTACAGACCGAATAACTGCCATGAATTATTATATGGGCGAAGATTTCGGTAATGAACAAGAAGGTCGTTCTCAAGTTGTTACAACAGAGGTTGCCGACACTATTGAGTTCATTATGCCTAGCCTTATGCGTACTTTCACACAGACAGATGAATTTGTAAAATTTATGCCTCGTCAACCTGAAGATGTAGAAGGTGCTAAACAAGCAACATCATACGCAAATTATGTTTTAAACTGTCAGAATAACGGATTTGTTATACTGCATAATTTTTTTAAAGATGCGTTGTTACAAAAACTAGGCGTTGTAAAAGTGTATTATGATGAGACAGAAGAAGCCCAAGAAGAAGAATATACTGGGTTATCTGATGACGAGCTAACATTATTACTACAAGACCCTAATGTTGAGATAGTATCACAAAATACAGAAGAATATGGTGAAGAAGGTGTTGATGAGATGGGTATGCCTATGTCAGATTACTCTGTTTCCCATGATGTTGTAATAAAACGTATGTCTTATGGTGGTATGATTAAAGTTGATAATATTCCGCCTGAAGAATTTTTAGTGTCAAAACGTGCTGCGTCAATAGAAGATGCAGACTTTGTAGCTCACCGCACAACTATGAAAGTTGGTGATCTTATACAAATGGGTTATGACAGAGAATTAGTAGAAAAATACGCAGGATATACTGAGTTAGACACAAGTTCAGAAGTACAAAATCGCTTTGAAGATGTAGAAAGCAGTGATGCTACCGATTCTAGCGATATGTCTATGCGTGATGTATTGGTTGTTGAATCTTATATTAAGTCAGATTATGACGGAGATGGTGTTGCTGAGTTACGCAGAGTTGTAACATTAGGTAGCGGTTTTGAAATAGTCGAAAACGAAGCCTTTGACCATGTACCATTCGCTTGTCTATCACCAATATTAATGCCACATAGATTAGTTGGCAGAAGTATTGCAGAACTTATTATGGATTTACAGTTAATTAAATCTACTGTTCTACGTCAATTACTAGACAATATATATTTAACAAACAATGCTCGTGTAGCTGCTGTAGAAGGTCAAGTAAATCTTGATGATTTATTAAATTCAAGAGCAGGTGGTATTGTTCGTATGCGTCAGCCAAATGCAGTGCAAGTATTGCAACCTCCTATGGTTGGTCAAAATGCTTTTAGTTTACTACAGTATTTAGACGAAATTAGAGAACAACGCACTGGTTTATCAAAAGCCTCTATGGGTCTTGACGCAGATGCGCTACAAAGCACAACAGCTACTGCGGTTGCTGCACAAATGAGTGCTGCACAAGGTAAAATTGAAATGATTGCAAGAGTGTTTGCCGAGACAGGTGTTAAACAACTGTTTAGACTTGTGCTTACATTATGCTTACATCATGGCAAGAAAGAACAAATGATACGTCTTAACAATAAGTTTGTGCCAATAGACCCTTCTAATTGGAAACATGAGTATGATTTATCTGTTAATGTAGGGTTAGGTTCTGGTCAAACTAACGAAAAAATGGCGTTCCTTGCACAAATGGCACAGAAACAAGAACAGATATTACTTCAAATGGGTGCTGAGAACCCATTAGTAGATTTACAGCAATATAGAAATACCCTTGCTGAGCTTGCAAGTATGGCAGGATTTAAAGATGCAACAAGGTTCTTTAAAAATCCAGAAGATACGCCTCCGCAACCACAACAACCTCCGCCCCCTAGTGAAGCTGAGATGAAGATGCAGTTTGAACAACAAAAATTCCAAGCTGAATTAGAATTGCAAAAGGCTAAACAAGATGCAGAACTTGCGTTAAAACGTGAAGAACTGCAAATGAAAATGCAAATACGTCAAGAAGAATTACGTTATGAAGCACAGTTAAGAGGATTTGAACAACAAGTTGGTGGTAAGCCATCTACTAATTTACCGAGAGTTGAGTAATGTCAAATTTAGATGACCAAACATTAGAAATACTTGCTGGTTTAAACGCTGCACAACCATCAACGCAGCAAGTAGATTACTCAGGTTTTATGCAAGATTTTCAACCTGTATTAAATCAACCTAATTATTTTGTTCCACAACAAGGGTTATTACAAAATACACCTACATTAGACACATTGTCAGATTTAGATGTTATGCAACAAAGACCACAAGTTGTTACAAATATGCTTGACCAATACCCAACACTTGAAAGCGACTTTCAACGAAGTTTTGCAGTTAGTCCTGACACATTTAATATGAATGTTTATCAACCATTGCCTTATGATGCTAATTATTTTGGTAGTCTTGTGGGAGGTGATGGAACAATAGATACATCAATAAATGCCGCTGATTTAATTGGTGCTGGTTTGTTAGGTAAAGCTGCTATAGATGCTGTTAAAGGAGATGACGGCACTACAACAACTGAAACAGATTCTACAAATTTAACAACAAATGATGTTGTTAGCCCTATAACGACTATATCGACAGGTGTAGAAAATCGAAATGTTATTGAAAAAGTTACGCCTAAAGGTGATGAAATTTTTCCAGAAGATAGAATAAAAATTCAAATTGATGATAATATTACAAACACAAATACAGAAATAATTCCTACAACTGGTGATATTACTATGGATTCACCACAATTTGGTAATGTAGATAGAGATTTATCTGATGCCGAAAAATTACAAGAATTATCTGATGCTGGTTATACACCAAATCAATCTTTAGATATTTTAAATGCTTTTAATACTGGTGTATTATCAGCAGACGCATTTGCAAATGCTATAAAAACAGGTGTAGCTAAACCTTTCGGTTCAGAAATTTTTGATGGTGTAAGACCTGATACATCTGGTTTAACAGTTACAACAGGCACTAATGTTTCAGATAATATAAAACCTACTCTTACAAATACAAGTGATGTTACGCAAATTGACCAATCTTTAGGTGATAAAGTGCAAGGCGGTTTATCAGATTTTTTTAATACTGAGCTAACATCAGGTATTGGTGAAGCTGGAACATATTTAGGTGATGTTACTAATGTAACTGTTGGCGAAGCATTATCTGGTATTGGCGGTCTGTTATCACTTGCTGATATGGTAGATGATGCAAATGTTGGAAATACTTTAGGAACAGCAGCAGGTTTATCTGGATTTGGTTTATTTGGTGATACTGCAGCAAGTTTTGCTCCAGCTTTAGGAGCAGGAGCTTTAATAGCAAGTTTAGCAGGTCTTGGACAACCAGACCCTTCAAATGAAGCAGGTTTTGCACAAGTTGATACTAATTCTAATGATGTAACTCCATTTGGTATGGAAGGTGATAAATTTAATCAAGAAAATGTTAATCAATCAACTTCTATTGCTAATGCAATGAATAATGTTGTTAGTAATATTACTGGTAATTATGGTTTAAAAACAGAAGGTGATATTTTAGTACAAACAGGTGAACGTGACCCATTAAATATTACTTTTGGTGATATGTCGGAAGAACCAACAATAAATAATAGATTAAATTATAATACAAAAGAAGGTGATATT